TAGCCTACATAAAACCAAGGGACTCACAAACTTTGAAGAGACCCGACAATTATTTCTCAATAATGTACTTACGGAGGCATTTGACGATGGCACACCAGCGTTTTACAACTCAAACATCCTTGGCAGGTACATGCGTAAAGACTATTTCAAAACTGGCACAACCGATGCTTGACGCTCGCTGATCCGTCTGGTATAATTACAGGGTAGTCACGAGATTCCTCCAATGAACACCGAGTTCTACGAACAGCAGCAAGAAGATGCCAAAGACGTGCTGATGGATTTATTCATCGATCAGTTACATGCTTATGCTGAGTTGCAAACTGAAGAGGATTTTGAACTTACTACCACTGGGTCAGTAGCTCAGATGGATAGAGCAACTGCCTTCTAAGCAGTCGGCCACAGGTTCGAGTCCTGTCTGACCCGTTGCCCTTCGGGGCATATGGTCTACCAGAGGTAAAGCATATGACTACAACACAGAAGTTTTCTTCCTGTCTCGACATCCTTTCGGAAGCAGTTGACAGACAAGTAACACTTGACATCGAGTACCCTATTCTTTATAATACCATTTTGAAATTTTATGAGGAGAAAGGTGTTGATTTTTACGGTGATGTAGATGAGGATTATGATATCCTCTTAACCAAACTTGAACAAGACTTATATGATGTTACAGCAAACGCTTGAATCTATTGCAAAGAATGAACTCTACATGGGGTACATCTTTGGTATTATGATCTTGGGTGGTTTCATCCGTGATTATTCTGCGTTGGAGGATATTTATTCTTTAGCAAGGAAGTATATTACAGATAATCGTATCCTGGTTATCATTACTTCCTTACTTGGAGGTATCCTCCCCATCCCTGGACGTGTAGCATTGTCTGCACCACTCCTGGATGGTATTGCACCACGAGATAAAGAACGCCGTTCTGATTTTGGTGTGATTGATTACTTATCAGTCCATCATTACTACTGGTGGTCTCCACTAGAGAAGACCGTCGTCCTTCCTATGGCAGTGATGGGTGTATCCTATGGAACATTCCTAGGGTATACTATTATTCCTTTGCTTATCACCCTGGCATATACCTGGTGGTATATCTTTACTAAGGTTCCTGCATCATCTGTTGTCCCTAATCTAGAGTATGTTCGTGAGTTCAACTGGCGACGTGCTCTTACTGGATGGGCACCACTCATTGCTACTGTGATTCTTCTATTGAATACAGGTAAGGGTGGAGCAATCTTCTTCTTCCCTTGGTTCCTTGGGATGTCAATCTATTATTCTATTGTGTTTAAAGATTGGAAGTGGGGCAAGTGGTTGGATGGTAAGTTTGCCATCATTGCTACGCTTGTTCTTGCCCTTGGCGGGGTGGTAGGACTGGTCAAAGGACCAGTCATGGAGTATCTCAACGCAGCAACGCCTGGGATGCTTATACCTGCCTCTCTGGTGGCAATGGTTGCTGCTTACATCATGGGTTCATCTAGCAAGTATGCTGGCATGACCTCTGCTCTGGTAGCGATCTTCGGTCCTCAATACTTGGTATGGTTTCTCTGTACTGAGTATTCAGGATACCTTATCTCACCCGCTCACAAGTGTCTCATGATTGGTCAGCAGTATTTTGGTACACCAATTCGGAAATACTACGTTGTGCTTTCCCGATTATGTGCTATACTAGTTGGGTACGCAGCACTCGTCACCTTCGTCCTATGAAAACACTCCCTCAAGTTCTTCTTGAACGCTCTCCTTATCGGTATGTCTCTATAGGAGTGTTAGAAAATGGGTTCCCTGATTACCGAATCCAAAAGTTTGATGAGTGGACCAAGCGTTATAGAGACATGTATCTCTGTGACAATGGTATGCAAATCACCACTGCTATGGAAGACTTTGAATACACCAAATGGTTAGACCCCGAAGGTGTCCCTTGCTATGTCAGAGATAATGTCGTCCGCTGAATTAGTCCCCCTATTCTCCACACCCGTATTCAAATCAACTTGCTATTGTGCGGTAAGTGAGGATGTTATTAGGTCACAGACTTATGAAGCATACCCTGACGGCACTGGTTACTCCAGTCAAAATACAAAGATCCTTCTATCAAAACCATTTAAAGATCTTAGAAACGAGATAGAAGAGCATCTTAAAGTATATGTCTTTGACACACTCAAGGTAGGACAAGGTAAGATAGTCCACACACAATCATGGATCAACTTACATCGTCCTGGGAATTATTCACCCAAGCATTTTCATTCAAATTCATGCTATAGTGGCATCGTTTATTTGAAGGTCCCACCCAACGGTGGTGGTATTATCTTCTCTAAACTAAACACAGCAATGAATATCATCGCACCAACTCATAGTGAGATGAATATCTTTAACTCAGACAGATGGGGATTTGATGTAGAAGATGGAGACATCTTCCTCTTTCCTTCTAACCTCATACACTCTACAGATATAAATCATTCAGAAGATGATCGTTTCTGTCTTGCCTTCAACTATTTTTTAGAGGGCACACTAGGACAGCATACAGGACAAGTTACTATTCGTATCAAATCATGACCTCTTATCAAAAAGCAATCAAAGCACTCGAAGAATGCGTCAAAGACGCTATGGAAAATGATGTTGACCCTGGTCTTCAGATGGAAATCTGGCGTCATTATCAGGGTGTAAAAGCAATCCAGCGCCAACTTCCTAAAGAGAATAACCTCTCATTTAAGTTGGATGGTATTGATCGTGTGATGGAAATGTATGACTCTCCTTATACTACTCAAGCAGCACAACCTGTTGACGTAGGACTGGGAGGATTTGGTCAGGGAACTGATGTGATTACATTCTCCTAGTCTTTGCCAATAGACTTTAAACTGGATGGTTTTTTGACTGTATGACAGTCGCATATAAGATAACCAGTTTCTTTATTTCTTGCTTCAAAATAAAGTGGCGTGCATGACACCTCTATCGCAGGACCCATATGGGTCCTTTTTATTAACTATGCATTTTCTATTAGACCAAGTTATACTCGTTGCTCAGATAGATTCTGAAGCGTTTCAGGAGTTGTCTGACCATGCTTATGATGCATTGGAAAGAAAGCATCCTTTAAGGGATGACCCTTTAGTATCTCTCAAAGAAGAATACCTACTAGACATCCCTCATAAGTTTGAGGAATGGATAGCAAAGACTATTGATAGTCAATTTAATTTGCATAAAACAACTAGTGGGATTTATGGTGTTGACCACACAAAACTAAAAATGAAAGGTCTTTGGGTAAATAGAATGCATAAGGGAGATCAACATTTTCCTCATCAGCATGAGAGTTCTTTCTACTCTTTTTCTGCTTACATTAAGACCACTGCCGATGATGCTACATTCTTGTTTATTAAGAATGACCAGGGACAACCTGTTAACATTGGTGAAGAAAGTATGGGACATATTCTCATCTTTCCATCAACGTTAGTTCATACGGTTTACCCAAAGCAAACTGACGGTGAGCGCATATCTGTGTCAGGAAATATCATCATTGATGCTATTGATGCTTGACAAAACTATAGATTTGCTATATAATTATGTAATAGTTCTTTACAAAAGGAAATGACCGTAACAACAGAAGACGGCGGACGCACAAATATGTTCGCTTCAGAACCTACCATGTACATGACCAAAGAATCACTTGACAGATATGGTATTGAGACCTATGCTGAAAGAGCAGAAAAACTAAATGGTCGTACTGCTATGCTAGGATTTGTTGCTGCAGTAGTTTCTTATGCTACAACAGGCAGCGTATTCTTTTTTGGTGCCTTCGGCATCTAATCAATTAAACTCTATTTAAGGACAAAACAATGAACGAAAACGCAGAACGCATCAATGGTTGGGCAGCAATGCTCGGAGTCGTCGCAGCACTCGGTGCTTATGCCCTGACAGGACAAGTAATTCCAGGTATCTGGTAATTAATAATCTAATAAATACATTTTTGAGTACAATCAATGCCTACTGATCTCTATCAAGACATGGAAACACTCAATGCTCTTTACGAAGAACTTTGTTGGGATCCAGAAAAACCTTTAGAGTTTAAGGCAGATTACGAAAATGATCAAATCATCATAAAACTCAAAAGAGACTAAATAAAAACGTATCGTCGTCGCTTATGACAGAGGGGTAACTGGCCACTATCAGTTGACACCCCTCTTTTTTGTATGCTATAATAAATGGGTAGATATAATGAAGATTATGCAGTTTACAATTCTAGGAGTCGCAGGTCTCGCTGCCTTTGCAGCGTATGCACCAATGACTGCCCCTCCAAAGGTTGCAGAGGCAGTAGAGATTCCCGTAGAGGTTCGGGAACCCATATGGACATGTCCTGAATGTACTCCTAATGAACAAGTTGTGCTAGCAGCACTACAGGAGCACACCAAGATTACTGATAAGAATGCTCTCGCTACGCTGATGGGAAATATTCAGCAAGAGAGTAAGTTCATCCCTAACATCTGTGAAGGTGGTGCTCGTGTCTCCTATGAGAACTGTTTGAAGGGAGGATTTGGTTTGATTCAATGGACTTCTATCAATAGGTATAGAGGACTTGGAAACTTCTGTGCTAAGTTTGCATGTGATCCTAGCAGTTTGGAGGGTCAGATTCGTTGGATGATTAACGAACCAATCTTCCAACGCTACCTCCCTGAGTTTGAGGGTCGTGGTCAGTCCATCGCTCAATACATGGTTCCTGCCTACTACTGGTTGGGATGGGGCATTAAAGGCAACCGTGAAATCTATGCATACGATTACACCAAAAAAATGATTCTAGTATGACTTATCCAGCAGCAAAATTCTTAAAAGATGATCCCTGGTTTGGACCAGCACCATTTTCTGATAAGCAGCAAGAATATAAACTTGCATATGCTGCATCAGTAGCAGACAATCAACTTCTATATGATGGTGAGGTCTTAGGTTCTACAAACGAGATGCATGAGTTAATGTATCGTATTGCTACTAAGAGCAATAAGACTACGGTACAACTCAATCCAGAACCCAGTGGCATTGGGGGTTCTGAGAACTTTCAATGCGGTCCTGGAGGTTGGACATCTGGTGTTGGACTCTCCCAATTTGCTGGTTGACAGATCTGGAACTTCCTGCTATACTAAATAGGTCAGCAAGTTAAGGAACCAACACATTCCTTAACAAGACTTAACACCCCTTAAACCGAGACCTATAGGGTGTCTAAACAACGTCTCTTATACCTCTGCCTAGGGCGCAGAGGAATAGTAACTCCACCATTCCCTGATGGTCTTACTTTTTTTCAATACAATGGCAACACTTTCAAGGCAACAATCAACCTCATCGTGGGAATCTTTCTGCGAGTGGGTAACTTCTACCAATAACCGCCTCTATGTCGGTTGGTTCGGCGTACTGATGA